CTCTTCTCCCTGGCCCACGTTCTAGGGGCCTTGGCGAAATGTTACATGTTTCCAGCTGACCTGATTCCCATCCCCTGCCGGTACATATGGCCACCCCACAGCAGTATTTCAACGCCCTGGCCCTGACCCCCGACGGCCAGGCGGTGCTCGACGAGCTGATGGACGAGTTCGGCGGCACGCTGTGGGCCGCTACCGACGGCGATCGCGCCCGCAACATCGGCCGCCGCGAGGTGCTGGAGCACATCCAGGCCATGCTCGCCCAGGCCGAGCCCATCCCCCGCCCACGCTGACACCGCGCGGCTACGCATCGAGCAGCCGGCCCGATGCCGCCGCCCAGCACCAGGCCGGCGAAGGATGAACGATGCATGTCCGCAACTTCCACCGATCGCGCCGCCTCTTCGACGAGCTGGCCACTGATGGCGGGCAGCCTGGCGGCGCTGCGGCGCCTGCTGCTGCCGCTCCGGCGGCCGACGCCACCGCAGCACCCGCACCTGCTGCCAGCGCTCCTGCACCAGGCCCAGCACCTGCGGTCAGTGCACCAGCTGCACCAGCTCCGCAGCCTGGCAGCCTCATGGCTCGCGGCGCCGCAGCTGCGCCTGCTGGACCTGCACCTGCAGGCAGCCCTGCACCGGCTGAGCCTGCGGCCACCATCCCCGAAAAGTACATCGTCAAGAACGAAGACGGGACGACGAACCATGAAGCGACGGCGCTGAAGGTCGCGCAGGCCCACTCGGCGCTGGAGAAGCGCATGGGCGCGGGCGAGGCGCCCCCGCAGACGCCCGATGGCTACGCGCCCGAGCTGCCGCAGGGCATCACCATGGACCAGCTGAAGGCTGACCCCATGTTCGCCGGCTTCCTGAAGGGCGCACACGCGGTGGGCCTCAACAACCGGCAGGTGTCCTACCTGCTGGGCGAGTTTCAGCAGCGCGTGCAGCTCATCACCGACCAGGCGCGCGACCCTGCGGTGGCCGAGGCCGAGCTGGGCAAGGTGTGGACGACGCCGCAGGCCATGGAGCGTGGCCTGACCAACTGCTACCGCGGCGCGCAGGCCTTCGCCGAGGACGCCGACCACGCCAAGCGCCTGGACGAGAAGTTCGGCAGCGACCCGGACTTCATCCGCCTGATGGCCAAGGTCGGCGCCGAACTCGGCGAGGACCGGCTACCGAACGGCGGGCTCACCACACTGGAGACCGACACGCTGGAGAGCCTGCGCCGCAGCGAGGCCTATCGCGACGCCAAGCACCCCGACCACGCGGCCACCGTCGCCAAGGTCTCGTCGCTGTATCGCAAGCTGCACCCGGAGTAAGCCGGGATTCCGGCCGGGGCTGGGGCAGACATTGCCGCCAGTCCCGCCCGGCATGGCAGCCGGATACCGGGCCACAACAGCCCGGCAGCTCGTCAAACGCCAAACGAAGCAGTCGACATCGCGGCCCGAAAGGACACCCGCACCAGGGGCGTGACTCCACCAAGGAATCACCATGTCCACCTCTCCGACCATCACGACTGCATTCAAGCAGCAGTTCCACGACGGCTTCATGGACGCGCTGCAGCAGCGCGACAGCCGCTTTCAGGCCGCCGTTACCGACCGCGGCATGATCGAGGGCTCCAGCTTCACGACCAACAACATCGGTCTGGTCGAAGCCCGCGAAGTCACCGGCCGCTACCAGGACAAGACCGCGCAGGACGTCGCGCACGAAACGCGCATCGCCTACATGGCCGACTACGACATCGGCCCCATCGTGGTCGACACGTTCGACTTGGCCAAGCTGGTCGCCGACCCGACCTACAAGTACCAGGCGCTGCTGATCGCTGCCGCGAACCGCCGCAAGGACAAGACGATCTACCGCGCGGTGCTGGACGGTTCGCTGACCCGCACGAGCGAGGGTGGCACCGTCACGTCGACGGCCATCCCGTCGGGCCAGCAGATCGCAGCCGGCGGCACGGGCTTCACCAAGGCCAAGATCCTGCAGGCCAAGTCGCTGTTCCGCATCAACGAGGCGGACGAGTTCAACGACGAAGAGCTGTTCATGGCCTACGACGGCGTGATGCTGCGCCAGCTGCTCAGCGACACCACGCTGACCAGCGCCGACTTCATGGCCGTGAAGATGCTGCAGGAGGGCAAGCTGGCCGACCGCTGGTGTGGCTTCAAGTGGCTGCCCTACAACGCGCTGGATGTGCCCGCGGGCAACACCTCGCGCACGGCGGCCTGGGCCAAGAGCGGCATCCAGTTCGGCACCGGCATCAACGTGGTCACCTCGATCCGCAAGAACGAGGACAAGCGCGGCCACCCGACCGAGGCCTATGCCTACATGTCGCTGGGCGCCACCCGCCAGGACGAGAAGAAGGTCGTTCAGATCGACTTCGCCAACAACGTCTAAGCCCAGCGGCCACGACACCTCACAGGAGAAATCATCATGGCTGAATTCGACTCCCGCCAGATCACGGCCCGCGCCGCGACGCCCCCGGTCAAGGTCAACAACTACGACCAGGGCCAGGTGAACGTGCTCATCGCCACCACGCCGGCTACAGCCGCCTGGGCGCAGAACGACACCTTCGAGATCGGCACGATTCCGAAGGGTGCACGCATCCTCCGCTCGGGCAAGGTCTACCACGGCGCCTTCGGTGCCTCGGTGACCATGGACGTCGGCATGCGCAAGGCCAGCGACGGCACGGTGGTTGACGCCGACGGCATTGCCGCCGCCCTCAACGTGGCGGCCGCTGGCGTCAAGGACCTGAACGGCGGCTCGGCCCTGGCCGGCGTGACGGTGGCGAACATCGTCGCCACCGAGGACTGGGTGCTCTACGCCACACTGGCCGGCGCCAACCCGACCGACGACATCCAGGCGGAGTTCGAGATCCACTGGGTCGGCCCGACCGCCTGACGGCCGCAACCCGCCGGCCCACCCCGGCCGGCAACACCCGAACGGGGGCCATTGCGCCCCCGTTTCTTTTGGAGCTGTCACATGGCCACCGCGGTATCGATCTGCAGCAATGCCCTGTTGATGCTGGGCGACAAGCCCATCAACAGCCTGGAGGAGGGCAGCGATCGCGCGCGCCTGGCCGCCAACCTCTGGCCCGACCTGCGCGACTTCGTGCTGCGCAGCCACCCGTGGAACTGCGCGGTCAAGCGGGTGACGCTGAACCCGCAGTCCACGCCGCCCGACTTCGATTTCGAGTACTCCTTCCTGATGCCGGGCGACTGGCTGCGCACGCTGCAGGTCGGCCAGCGCGGTGAGCGCCCGGAGTACCAGATCGAGGGGAAGACCATCCTCATGCACGAGTCGGTTTGCCGGCTGCGCTACATCTGGCGCAACGACAACCCGGCGACCTGGGACAGCATGCTGGTGCACGCCATGACCATGGTGATGAAGGCCGTGTTCGCCTACCCCATCACCCAGGCCGGCAGCATCGAGCAGCTGGCCGTCAGCGTGCTGGCCCCCATCCTGAAGCAGGCCCGGGCCGTGGATGGCCAGGAGGACGATGTCGACTACATCGACGACAGCCCGCTGTACGCCGCCGGCTTCATCGGCGGTGACGGTGCCTCGCGCTACCGCGGGGTCTGAGCATGCCGGCCTACAACCTCCCGCAGACGAGTTTCACCGGCGGCGAGCTGTCGCCGCGCGTGCAGGGCCGCACGGACATGGACCGCTACGCCAGCGGCATGAAGGCGCTCTACAACGCCCATCCGGTCATCCATGGCGGCTTCAAGCGCCGGGCCGGCACGCTGTTCGGGGCCGTGGCCCAGGGCGGCAACGACGAGTCCACGCTGATCCCGTTCGTCGAGGGCGACGACCTGGCGTGGATGCTGGAGTTCGCGCACAACACGGTGCGGATCTACAACGGCGACGGCAGCGACTCGGGCATCAACCTCACGTCGCCCTACACGGCCGCCATGCTGGCCGAGGTGGACTGGGCGCAGTCGGACTCCACCATGTGGCTGTTCCACCCGATGGTCATGCCGCACCGGCTGCAGCGTCTGGCCGACAACGTGTGGGTGCTGTCGCCGGCGCCGTTCACGCAGCTGCCGTTCGACGAACTGGGCCATGTGTTCGCCACCACGCTGACGCTGTCGGCTGCGACCGTTGGCGTGGGCCGCACAGCAACGGCTTCGGCGGCCAGCTTCGTCAATGCCGACTTGGGCCGGGCCATCATCTCGGCGGCCGGCATCGCCGTCATCACGGGCTACACCAGCAGCACGGTGGTCACGGTGGAGATCACCCGAGCCTTCGCCAGCGTCAACGTGCCGGCGAACTGGACGCTGGAGGGCAGCCCGCAGACGACGTGCACGCCGAGCGCCAAGGACCCGGTGGGCGCCTCGATCACGCTGACGCTGGGCGTCGCTGGCTGGCGGGCAGGTGACGTCGGCAGCATCGTGCGCATCAACGGCGGCCTGTGCCGCATCACCGGCTTCACCTCGGCCACGATCGTCAACGCCACCATCCTGCGCGAGCTGTCTGCCACCGTCGCCGCGCCGGCGCTGTCGTGGTCACTTGAATGCCCGGTGTGGTCGACGGCCTTCGGCTTCCCGCGCACCGGCACGATCTACCAGCAGCGCCTGATCGCCGCCGGCACGACCAAGAAGCCGCGCACCTTCTGGGGCAGCCGCATCGGTGAGCCGCTGGACTTCGAGCGCTGGACGAACGACGACGACAGCTTCGCCTTCACCATCGACAGCGACGAGTCGACGCCCATCCGTTACCTGGCGTCTGGCAAGCGGCTGATGGTCTTCACGCAGTCGGCCGAGTACACGGTGTACGGCGGCGCCACCAAGCCCAGCATCACGCCCACCAACGTGACGGTGGACCCGGAGAGCAACCACGGAGCCGCGGCCGTGCGGCCGGTGACGATCAACCACGAGGTGCTTTTCGCCCAGCGCGCCCGGCGCAAGGTGCGCGCCTTCGGCTACCGCTACGACTTCGACGGCTTCACCTCGCCCGACGTCTCGGCCATCGCCGAGCACATCACCCGCGGTTACGTCACCAGCATGACCTACGCGCAAGAGGCCGAGCAGATGCTGTGGGCCTCGCGCGGCGACGGCTGGCTGCTGTCCTGCACCATCGATCGCGACCAGCAGCCCAGCGTCCTGGGCTGGGCCAAGCACGAGACCGACGGCTTCGTGGAGCGCGTGGCCAGCATCCCCTACGGCGACCGCGAGCAGGTCTGGATGATCGTGCGGCGAACGATCAACGGCGCGCCGGTGCGCTACATCGAGCGCATGGACGACTCGCTGGAGTTCGAGCTGGGCGGCCGGCCGTACACCTACGGCGTGACCGTCGACTGCGGCCTGGTGTTCGAGAACCCGGCCGGGCAGACGTCGTTCAGCGTGCCGCACCTGGTGGGCGAGACGGTCGACATCGTGGCCGACGGCTCGAAGATGACGCCCAAGGAGGTGCCGCCCAGCGGCATCGTCACCATCAACCGCCCGGGCTTCAAGGTGGTTGTGGGCCTGCACTTCCGCAGCGAGGGGACGCTGCTGACGCCCGAGGTGCAAACGAACGAGGGCAGCGCCCAGGGCCAGCAGGTGCACACCGGCCGGGTGGTGGTCAATTTCCTGGAGTCGGTGGCGGCCAAGGTGCGCAACAACGACGGCGAGGAGCAGGAGATCCCGTGGCGCCAGCTCGACACGCAGGCGCTGGACTCGCCGCCGCTGCCGTACACGGGCCTGCTCGATGTGTCTTCGCTGGGCTGGAGCAAGGGCTTCAGCGAGATCACGGTGGTGCAGGACGAGCCCATGCCGTTCCACGTCCGGGCGGTCTACCGCCGCCACAGCGTCAAGGGCTGACGATGCTGACGATCACCGACTCCACCGCCGCCGACATCGCCGACCTGGGCGCGCGCATGGCCGAAGCCGACCGCGCCGAACTGGCCGCAGCCGGCCTGGGTTTCGAGTGCCTGGAGGGCGTGCAGGCCCAGGCGCTGCGCTGGCATGGCCGCCTGGTGTGCCTGTTCGGGGCCGTGCTGCAGCCCTCGGGCGACGCGGTGCCGTGGATGCTCTGCACCGACACGCTGGCCGAGGTGCCGCGCCGGCAGATGGCGCTTGTCTCGCGCAAGGTCGTCAACCGCTGGCGCCGCCGTCACGCCCGGCTCGTCAACTACGTGCACCGCCACAACGCCACGGCGCTGCGCTTCCTGCGCTGGCTGGGCTTCGTCATCGACGAGACGCCGAGCGGCCCGGGCGGTGAGTTCTTCATCTTCACCTGGGAGCGCCCGCATGTGTAACCCCGCCCTGATCGTCATGGGCGCCGCCACCGTCATTGGCGGCGTTCGCAAGATCAACGCCGAGAAGACGGCCAACAACGAAGCGGCCGCTTCGCTCGACTACCAGGCCGCCGTCGACCGCGACAACGCGCTGGCCGAGGCGCAGCAGATCCGCCGCGTGGGCCGGCGCAACCTCGGCTCCACGCTGGCAGCCATCGGAGCATCGGGCGTCAAGATCGGCGAGGGTAGCGCGGCCGATGCCGAGCGCCTGGTGATGCAGGACACCGAGACCGACGCGGCCATGGCCATCCTGAACGGCGAGCGCGCCGCGCGCGGGCTCAACTCGCAGGCCTTCACGCGCCGCCGTGCCGCCCGCGAGGCCGTGGAAAGCGGCGTCATCCAGATCGGTTCGTCCCTCATGTCCCGCGGCTCCGGCTTCATGTCGGCCGGCGGCTAGGAGTCCACATGCCCCAGTTCCCCCTCGGCAACGGCCGCCAGGTCTCCCCGGGCCGCGCCACGCCCACCGCCACCGGCGTGCCCATCGGCGCCGAGACCGGCCAGGCCATCATGGACTTCGGCGGCGCGGTGGCGCAGTTCGGCCAGGTCAAGCTGGCCCAGGAGACCCGCGAGCGCCACCGGCAGGAGCAGATCGCCGAAGCCGCACGCAGGCAGCAGGATCTGCAGGAGCTGCAGATCACCAACGACGCCATGCGCGACGCGCACGACGAGTTGGCCAACGGCATCGGCAGCGGCACCGTGGCGAAGGACAACGCCGAGCAGGCCTGGCAGGAGCGCTCCACCAAGCTGATCGAGGAGAGCGTGGCCAAGTTCGCGCCGGGCTTCCAGGCGGCCGCGCGCCGCGACATGACCGGCCTGCAGTTGCGCCTCGGCAACTCGGTGCGCCGCGTCGTCGAGAAGCGCAACCAGAGCGATATCCAGGCCGGCATCGACCAGACGCTGGAGTACCAGGCGCGCCAGTACGGCATCGACCCCGCCAAGGCCACGCAGACGGCCATGGCGACGCTGGAGCAGCTGGGCCCCTTCAGCGGGCTCTCTCCCGAGCAGCTGCAGCGCAAGGCCCAGTCCTGGAAGGAAACGACGCAGTACACCCAGGGCTACAACGCCGTCAGCGCCGGCCGCAACGACCGCGCGGCGCTGACGGCGGCGGAGAAGCTGATCGGCGAACTGCCGGACCTGGACCCGCAGAAGCGCGCCACGCTGCTGGACCGCGCCCAGGCGTACCGGCTGCACCAGGACCAGCAGGCCGAACTGCGGGCGGCCCGTGCCCAGCGCGAGGCCGAAGCCAACCTCAAGCGCGCCGAGGCGGCCTTCACGACCTTCCAGACTCTGGCCGACAAGGGCGGCGTGCTGGACCCGGCCTACATCGACCAGGTGTCGCGCCTGACCGCTGGAACGCCCTACCAGGCCGGCGTGGTGGCGCTGGCCAAGCAGGCGGTGGAAACCGGCGGATTCGCGGCCCAGCCCATCGCCCAGCAGCGGCTGGCGCTGCAGGCGCTGGACAGCCAGATCGCCACGCAGGGCCGCAACCCGGCGCTGGACAAGCACCGCCAGAAGCTGGCCGGCGTGCTGACCGCGGCCGAGAACGACGTCAAGGCCGACCCGCTGACCGCGGCTCTGGAGCGCGGCGTCGTGACGCAGTTGCAGCCGCTGAACCTCGCCGGCGGCGTGGCGGGCCTGGTGCAGCAGCTGGGTGACCGCAGCCAGCAGGCGGCCACCGTCGAGACCTGGGCCGGCCGCGCGGTGTCGCCGCTGACGAAGGCGGAGGTCGACACCGTCGGCGGCTGGCTGCGCGCCATGCCGGCAGACCAGAAGGCCTCGGCGCTGCAGGCGCTGGCGGGCACGATGACGCCGAAGCAGGCCCAGGCGCTGGCTGGGCAGCTCGACGGCAGCGACAAGGCGCTGGGCCTGGCCCTGGCCGCCGGCTCGGCGCAGACCAGTTGGGATCGGCCCACCGCCGAGCTGATCCTGCGCGGCCAGGACGCGATCAAGTCCAAGGCCGTGAAGATCGAGGACGCGGCCGAGACGGGCCTGACCGCCAGCTTCGACAAGGAACTGGGCGGCGCGATCAGCAACCCCGAGCAGGCGCAGCGCGTGCGCGAGGCTGCGAAGCTGATCTGGGCCGGCAAGGCTGCGGAAGGCCAGCGCATCGACCCGGCCAACGCGCTGCGCCTGGCCATCGGCGGGTCCATCGTCGACCACAACGGCGCCAAGGTGATCGTGCCGGCCGGCATGGACGGCGGTGAGTTGACCAAGCGGCTGGGCAACTACCCGCCGGCGGCGCTGGCTTCGCAGCTGCCGGACGGCAAGGTGTACGTGCGCGGCCAGCCCATGGACCCGGCGCAGTTCCTGGCGGCGCTGCCCGGCGCCCAGCTGCGCACGCTGGCCCGCGGCAAGTTCGCGGTCATGAGCGGCGGCGCGGTGGCGACCAATGCGCAGATGCAGCCCATCGTCCTGGAGGTGAACGGTGCTCGATGACCTGTTTCTCGCCGACAACCTGAAGGCGGCCCAGGATGCCGCGCTGCGGCCGCCGCCTGCGCCCAAGCAGGCCGCCACCTTCAGCGCCTGGAAGACGACCACCGCCGCCCCGCGCGGCGTTGTTGCTGGTGGCTCTCAGGCCGGCGCATTCTTCAGCGACGTGCTGGGCGCCTTCGGCCAGGTGCTGGACTCGACCGGCACGGCCAGCGCCGGCGGCATGTTCGCCACGCAGACCGAGGCCGAGCGCAAGCAGTCCGAGCAGCAGGCGCAGCAGATCCGCACCGCCGGCCCGGACTTCAGCAGCGCCGCCGGCGACGACCTGCGCGGCTTCGCGCGCTTCCTGACGCCGGACCCCGAGACGACGCACACGGCCGAGCGGC